ATCTGGCGCACAGTAATCAGTTGTGCCAGCATCCAGATCTAAATATCTTCTGCCAACCAGACAGTCGGTTTTACGACAAATCTGATTGGCAGTTTCAAAAATAACAAACTCTAGGCCAAATGGGTCACGGTCAGCTTCCGAGCCAAAATAGTTTCGACCCATCATACGTATGCGTTGTTTGATTTGACCTAGAGTCATATTAGTTACCTAGCTACGCCAGTACGAGCGATTGCGAGATAAGCATCACGCAGTACTGCAATACCAGCAGCACTGGCTCCACCAAATGCTGCAAGGCGAACATATGGTTTTGCGGATGGAGCAACAGGGATCATAATCTGTCCACCTACACTAGCACCAGACGTTGCACACTTAGTAAACGTAAGCGCTGGCGTACCAGTTGCAACCACAGTCAAGTTTGACAATGGAAACATATTACTTTTAAGTGTTGTGCCCTGTGGACCCGGATAACGAATACTAAATGTTGTCGCAGATGGCACTGTTGCAACTTCCACAACGTTACCTACAACAGCAGCTACAGACTCATGGTTGTTATTGAGGTTGACCGTAGTCGCAGCAGTTACAACGAGTAAGTCTCCGGGCTGTAATCCATGATTAGCGTTTGCCGTCAGTACCGGGAATGTACCAGCAGCAATTGTACATACAACCGTGCCATTCGATGGGTTCGTACCCGGCAATGTTGTTTCACCTGTGCCAATTGTAGACCAGTTGATAAGATCGTCAGATGCCTGAACGACAAATGATTGTGGTGTTACAAGTGCAGTTGCTGCACATGCATCAACAATCACAAACATATCGTTGCGACTTGTGTGACCATGAAGAACCTGTCCATTATTTGGAACATCTTCAGCATATGGAGCACCAGTACCAACAGCCGTCTGAGTGTACCCACCCCACGCTAGTGGACATGAAAACACTTGGTTGGTTGCTGTATTACCAGTTGGTGCAGCGGTACCAGTTAATCCAACAAACGACGTAGTAAATGCCGTAATGTTAGTTCCGGGTAAGGCTACCGTTCCACCTGACGCACCAAGTACGCCAGATCCAAAACGGAAATTTAATTTGAAATCTCTTGCCATAATTTCTCCTCGTTAAGCTACCTTAAAGTTCAGGCGTCCAATTGCACGAGTGTGTGGAATCCACAGACCACAACCCCACTCAAAGAGGATGTTGTGCATAATTCCGTTCTCTTGCGATCGTCCAAGATTCTCTGGCTTGAATGGCTTTGGCTGCCAACCCTGAACATATCCAGTTCCATAACGAACTGCATACATAGTGGTGGTATTAGTCAGTGCGCCAGTAGTACCGTCAGAAAGAACTGTTGTTGCAGGAAGCGATACATCATTTGGAATAACCGACGTTAAGCCATCTGCCTTACGACCTACAACACGGATCTTTGCATTCTTGTACATCTCAACTGGGCGATCATAGTTGTCCTGAGTAATATCAAAACCACTACCAATACCCATTACACGGATTGCAGCTTCAATAATACGCTTGCCAACCTCGGATACATACAAGACGATGCCGTCTCCATCTGGAGCATTCATATTGTCAAACAACGTCTGAATATCATACATGAAGCGGTTTGCAGCACCAGACCCAGCAGTTGCTGAAGCACCAGCTAACAGGTTTGCCAACGACATGTTTGCTGCTGAGTTGATAGTCATATCAGATGCCATATCAAACTGCTGAGGGTTAGACAATCGATACTTTAAACCAGGGAAACAATCTGGTGAGTTACCCGGTGCAGAACTTGTAGGGTCATTGTTAATGAACTTGTCATTGAAGTCATAAGCAAAACCCTCTAAGAACATCTGTACCTGTGCATCTACAGGATCAATAATATTGTTAGGCTGATCGAGAAGAACCTTATCAATAGTGATCTTGTTGCGCAGTAAGAACATCTGCTCTTCGTACTGCTTTGGTTTACCCTTAACTGCCTGTGGCTCAGAGTTAATACCTGTCCAGTTAGGAGTAGGAATACCACTGTTGGTATAACGCATACCAATCTGTCGTAAAGATGGGGAAGTATAGAAAGGAATATCCTTTACAGCGTTCCACGTCTGATGCAAACTCTTGGTGATTTCCTTGACAAGCGGGTCATTTGACAAGATTGCCTGATCCGCTAATGTAAGGGCACCATTGAAATCAATAGCCATTTCTTAGCTCCTTAGATACCGTTGTTGTTTCTGCCAATACCCATTAATCTACTAAAGACTCCACCAAGGCCACGCGTCGGTGTTGCTTCTTGGACAACAGGCTGTGCAGATTCGGAAGTGTCGATGGGGATAGGCACTTGCTTCTGTGCTTCAAACATAGATGCAAGTTCTGGGACAAGCGATTCGGCCATGTTAGCCAACTCGGTGTGAACGTATGAAACTGCTTCAATTGGATCTACACCACGTGCTACTAAGTTGTTAACGATTTGTTCGCCACGCCTTGCATATGGGTATTCGCGAAAAGCTTGTTCTAAACTTTGGGAACGCTTCTGGGCTTCTACCTGCGAAAGCAATTCCTCATATTTCATACGTTGAATTTCATAATCCGCAGAAATACGTGCAGCATCTTCTGAAAGAAGATTAGCCTCAGACATTGTCTGATATTTCTGTCGAATCTGATCTTCGTTCGCTTGTTGTTGTTGTTGTGCCCACGCATTACGTAGTTGCTCGCCTGATGTATAACCATCAGATTCTAAAGCCTGAATTACGTCGGCCCATTTTTCATATTGCGCAGCAATATCTTTGGCAGCTTTTGCTTGCTCATTTACCTCCCGAAACCTGTCGTATGGGACATTTTCTGGGGTCTTCTGAGCAGATAACGATTCCGTTAATTTCTGCCGAATAAGCTCCTGTGGGTCAGGTGGCTCGCTTGCAATATCATCTAACCAAGAAAAGTCTAATGTTTCTGACGCATCTTCTGCAGTGTTTAACGCCGGTGCAGTTTCAGGTTCATTGGCGTATGAACTATCCTGTGTCAATAAACTACTAAGACCAACATTGTCTGACGCCTCAGCTGGTGAGTCTGAGGTGCGCATCACCATCTCTTCAGACATTTTAACTATACTCCTTCATTAGGATTTATGCCAGATTCAGGGCCTAAATCATTCATGGCAAACTGTTTTCCAATATCTACCATTGCGTAGTCTTCATTTGACTGCGCCTCAAGTCCAGCCTTTGCGGTTGCCAGCGCAATGTCTGCCTCAAGTTTTGCTGCTACTTCAGCCTTCATCTTTTCAATTTCAATCTGTGCCTTGGTTTGTTCAACTTGCATATTGAATTGAAGAACTTCTGTTTGTTGCTGCATCTGTGCTGCTTGTGCCTGTTGCTGCATCATCATTTGCTGTTGCTGTGCTTCTGCCATCTTTTGTTCTTGTTCATCTAAATGGTCAAGAATCTTGGTTGTCTCTGGCATATTGACTAACTGAACAAACAGTCGGTTTGTAGCGGGATCCATTGGGTCACCAAATACACCCATTTGACGTAATGTAGCGTACTTGTTTAATCGTTGGTCTGGCCCTTCATCCATACTAGATCCGGGCACATAAACAATCCTATACCTGCCACCATTGCGCAAAGCATCAAAGCGCATAACGCCCTGCTGTATTTGGTCTCTGGGGAGCATTCCTCCTTCGATATTTCCGATAAAGGGGACAATTGCAAATTGCTCAATTAGACTCACTTCCCATTCTTTGATACATGCGTTGCTAATTTCGATGTCGGCTCTAACATATGAATGCTGAGTGTTGTCCGCTTTCTGCAATAGTCGTACAGATTCGGCTGGTGTTCCTGCTTGTGCCATACCTTGACTGACGTCGTGTAACCCAGCAACATCCATCATGTCCTTTTCAATCATCTGTAGTAAAGGAAATAAATCTGCTCCAATGCCCGGTGCACGCTGAACAGCTGGTGGGCGACTCCCACGATCGTAGTAAACCTTACGGTAGATACGATTCTTATCTTCAATCGTATCGCTCTCTTTGTCGTAAGCATCTGCTCCAACAGATGATAGACGTTCAATAAGCAGGTAATCTTTTTGTGCTTCAAATTGTTCTAGTAGGCGACTGTAAATACGATTGTATGTACTTTGTAGTGATACTAAGTCAAACCCAAGACTATATCCGTATGGTGTACCAGCACGTGGTTGCCATCGTAACGGAATAAATGGAAATGAATCTTTTTTGTTGTACGGCCAAACACCTGCATACAGAAGCGTGCTTTGCGTAGCAACGATATATCTCCCATCGGGGTAAAGTTTAGTTGGTTTTTCCCAATACTCATAAACTACTGCAGCGTTCTTGCGCTTTTCTGTTGTGCTTGTAGTTGCAGATGCTGGTGGAACCCAACCGCGCCCACCCGCATTTGCACCATCAAGATACGCATCTACATAACCAGAATACTGTCCAGTTAGAGCATCTGCCTCTACGCGTTTACCAACTTCGCCATATGCGTCTACAAACCATGAAAGTGGTTTAATCATGGCATGTATCATCCAACGGATATCATCGTCTCGTTTTGCTGATGGATCAATGTATACGTCGAACGCTGGAAGTATTTGTTCTACAACGTCACCTACACGCATCTCTACGTGCCCAACAACAGTTTCTCCATCAACATCTAACTGTGGCACAACCTGCGTTTTACGGCTGTCCCAAAAAACCTTTAAGAATGATGTCCCACAAACACAAGCCCAACGTACACGTTCTTTAGTTTGTGTTTCACGACCAAACTTACGATTGTAATGCTTTGCAATAAAATTAGCTTCATCGCTTGCAGCTCGATCTTGTGGGCTATCCGATAAAGGAACAGCAGTTGCGTCTGGCGCACATTGCGTTAATTTTCCAACAACGCCATCAATCAGTGGCCTAAGCTTGTTAACCGTCATGTACCGATTAGGTTCGTTAGGATTTTGCAAACGAATTATGTTTCGACCTTGACTAGCAATGCGCAACCACTGACGTCCCTCAAAGAATGCTGTTGCAAGTGCCCATTCCAGCTCCATGTCTATTCGTGATTTTTGAGCACTGTCGAATTGTTGCTGGATAAACTTTACAATCTTTTGCGCCTCTTCGGGTTGATCTAATTGATTAACCTTCCAAGCTTTTGGCTGTACGTCTAATTCAAGATTGTCTTTATCTTCTAACTTGTCATTAAGTAATTCATTCGAGCCAACAGTGCCACGATTTGAAGGTTTCTTAAATGCAGAGATGCGTGGACCAGAACCTCGTACATCAGAAGAAAGTTTACTAAGATCAAACATTATAGCCAGCCCTCACGATCGTACAGTTCCTTTGAGTATATCTTTATGTTTTTAATATCGTTCAATACTCTATATGTCATAACACCTACGCACGTTGATATTAACATGCACAATAAACCAATAACTTGAATTACAACCATTCATCCAACTTCCTTTCCCTTAACCAAGATGGTTTATTGTTTAGGTTTCTCTTTTCTTTTTCTTCTACTTCTGGGCATCGTACGGGGTGTTCACGCCACATCAATCCATAACGTAAGCTATCAATAGCATGGTCATTGCGTGTACCAGAATCAATTTCATCAGCGTCTTTTGTGTGTGTCATTGTGTCTGATAATTGCTTGATTAAATTTGGACAACCACCACGATGAATAACAAACTTTGGCTTCACTTGACCATCAGACATCTCTGTTGCCATAAGCCATTCTTTCACGCGACTCCACCCAGCCTTACGATCTTTTACAGCACGTACAGCTGGTAACCCACGTTCCCACCATATTTCTACTGGATACTCACCAACTCGCTGATCAACTTTTTCAGGTGGAAATGTACTTGCCCAGTCAAAAGCAATTGCCTCAAGCTTGGTGTTATATGCGCCACTCATAGCATTTTTGTTTTTAGGTTCTGCTATTTTGTACTTCTTCAATAACTCAAGTACGCCATCGACCTGCATACTACTTGTCTTACCTGCCTCATACCATTCGTGTAGGACGTATATGTTTTCTCGCTCATCACTTGCATACAAAATAAAACAAGCTGGCGCCCCGGTTCCAAAGTCATGACTTCCCCAGAACCTCCACCATGGTTGAACATCAATATGATCAACAACATGCCAATCTTTACCATTGCTGTCAATCGGTTTAAACTGAGGGAAGAATAAACCACCAACACCAACCTCGTGTTGACACTCACGTAGGAACGATATTAATCCAAAGTCATCAATTTCCTTTTGGCATACTGCAATATTTTTATGCTCCCACGCTGCAGTTCCGGATGTAATCTTCCAGCCCATGCGACCATCTTCTTTCTCAACTGGTTCATACAGAAGATCATAAATAGCTGGAATAATTGGTGACTGTATGCGATCCTGAAGCATATCCAGCTCGCCAGACAAAACACGAGACATTACACTGTTAGCATGAATTCGATTCTGCACAAAAACAATTGCACAGTCAACACTTTTAGCTGGAAGAATTGTTGCAGTAATAGTACGTATCTTTTTTTCAACGGCATTTACTGAATCATCCAATTCATCTATGTCGTCAAGAATAATCATATCTGGACGTAGATGATCTAACTTAACACCACGAGCACCAGTATCTAATCCAAATGCTAAAACATTAAACCCATTAGCAGTGCGTAATTTCTGTGCATTCCAACCACGTGAAAAACCATACTGGTTTACAGCACGTTCAATACCACAACGTTCCATCACTGACGCAATATCACTGACGTGTCTATTTGCAGCATCCTGTGTAGCGCAGACATACAACAAAAATCTACGGCTTGCTTTAACTGCAAGGCGACTAGAGATAAGTTCCATGGTAGTACTTTTCCCACCACCACGAAACCAACATTCAATAAGTGCTGGAGGAGCAACACCAGCTTCCAGTTTTTCAGCCCACTCCCATGCGCGAATGTGATGGTCGCCCATCTTAGATGATGCAGCTTGCGGTGCATATACACGCAACCAATCGGAGT